CCCTTCTGGGCAGAGATGGCGTGGTGCTCAACAGCCTCAAGACGCTGCTGGAGCGTCTTGTTCTGCTCAATCAGCCACTGCATCTCTTCTTTTGTCTTGTCGCGGGCGAATCGCTGGCCTTCACGGCGGCGCTTGCGCTCATTGCGACGAGCTTCGCGTTTTCCATCCTCTTCTTCATTGCGAGAGTCGGAAAGTCGCTCGTCTTCGCCTTCATCACCATCATGATCGTCAGCTTCGCTTTCAATCTCGACGGCTTCAAGCTTCTCTTCTTGGATCTCGGCCTTTTCGGTGCTGTTCATGTCAGACTCCCACCGGCTCATCATCATCGTTCAGGGCGTTATTAACGCCACCAACGATATTGAGGTCATCAAAAATGGCGAATTGGACCTTGTCGATGTAATCATCATCGACCTTGTAGGCCTTTTCCCAGCGGAGACCGCCGTATTTTGGCACGAAAACGTATTCGTTGGCCTCGCACCAGCGCCCTTCGGCCCATGGCTCCATGGTGTTGCGATTCTTGTAGGCCAGCGGGCCAACTGCGATGACCTTTGCAACGCAGGTATTATCCATCTGCGTGTCGGTCGCCTCTTTTGTCATGTAGAGGCCGCTTTTGCGCCTTGTGCGCACTCGGCGAACCTGCACAAGGACACGGGATCCAAAAGGCACGATTCCCGGGTCAACTTGTGGGAACAATATTTCAGTTTTATCCCCAGATTGGCTTAGCGCGGCGTCGTTTACCATGCTCATCGTCTTCTCCTTCTGCCAAGGTCTCCTCAATGATCGCAATTGCGCGACCCAGACCGGCGTAAATCCCCGCCCTGCGCCCGTACTCAAAGATTGAGCCGTCGCCGGGCTGCACCATGGTTTCGTGGGCTACCCGAGATTGATCCTCGAGTAGCCTCTTTATGATGATGTCAATCATGCAGCCTCCTTGTCAAGGCTACTTTTTCCCATTGAAGGAACTTAGTCCACTCTTCGCTGGGGAATCATTCTTTCCAGAAAGATTCCTGTGGATACCGAAGGATTTATGGGGCTTGACCATGTCGTTGACCATGTTCTTGCCTTCGGGGGCATTGTTCACGGCCATGCCCATGGCGAGGCGCTTATGCTGCGGAAGAAGAGCGTTATCCATCGTAAACCTCAGGGGTTGATACCGTGGCCAGTGGAAAGGTGTGATGTGCCGCCGTGCTCGGCCTGAAACACGGCAAGTTCCTTCGCGGTGCGGTTGTCCGCATCGTTCATTTCTGTCTTGGCCGCCAAGTCCATCTGGCGCTCTTGCATCTTGATCTGGTCCAGTTGTGTTTCACGGGAAACACGCGCCTGATCAAGCTGAAGCTTCGCCTGATCGTACTGCGCCTTGCGCTGCGTCTCAGCCATCAGCACCTGCGTCGGATCCTGCGGCTTGGGCGGCTGGAACTGCTGCAAGAACTGCTGGGCTTGCTGAATGATCGGCGGGATGCCCTGCAAAGCGCTCTGGATGTCAGGCATGTAACGCTGCGAGGCCATCGCCAGAGTGCGGTCAAGCTCGGCGGAAACTTGCTCGTCCTTGCCACCAAGGAAATGATCAAGAGGTATGCCGACGACGTTGCTGGTCTGCTCGTAAATGTAGAGCGAATACCAATACGCCATGTGCTCCTTGATGTGTTGGAGCACGCCGGGGATGTAGACCGGCCCGATCAGCTGGCTCATGCCGAAGATTGGGCTCTTCAGGTAGTCCAGATGAACCTGAAGGTGGGCAAGGTGGTCCTGCATCGGGAATGCCGCCACGGGCCTCCCCAGCGTCAGGGCGAGGTTCTCGTTGACGGCATTGAGCTCCACAGGCTCCGGCTTCTTGGCCAGCAAGGCCTTGAAGTCGGGGATCTTCATACCCTCAAGGAATCGCTCCTCGACGACGGGAAGGTTGTAGAGCTGCGGCATGGCAGCAGCGCGCTGCACCACAGCCTGCATCTGGGCGGAACGCTGTACGTCCGAGAAGATGTTTGGATCAGAAACAGGGATCACATCCATGATGCCAAGGAAGTCCTTGGCCTTGCACATCTCTTCGCCGGTCACACGCTGGATGTAATCGTCGTCGATGTGCTTGGAATTGAGCCTGTGCAGGACCTTCAGCGTCATGCCCATGGCGTAATGCAGGCGGGCATGAATCGCCGAGAACACCGTCATCCCCTGCTCGATCATGGCGAGCGTGGTGCCCACTGGCACGTTCGGGTTCTGGTTTCCAAGCTGCTCGTAGGTGGTGCGGACGACGCCTCGAGCGGCCTCCGTAACGAAGCCCAGAAGCTGGTACAGCACAGGGTTCGGAGGATTGAACGGGACGGGCATGGCGATCTTGCGCACGTCATCGACGCCAACGCCGCCCTCGATCTCCGTCACCTGCGTCGGCTCAATCCGATCAGACTGGCCGCCACGGGATCCGCCCTTGAGCTTCAACATGCCCGGGAAGTTGTTGATGTGCGCCGAGTCCAGAAGCGCACGCAGCGAGCCTGTGGCCGCAGCCGACAGGCTGCCGATCATGTGGGGAAGACCGATGGGGTAAGCCCCGCGCCACGGCACGAAAGGCCACTCAATCATGTGGACGAGCTCTTCCTGCTGCTCGTCGTCGGGATCCCAATTGCGGAAGATCGCCAGCACTTCCTTCGTGGTATGGTCGATGGTCACAAGGTAGGGGGCGAGGCCGAAGTTGTCTTCGAAGTCGAGCCAGCAGGCGATCTCAAAGACCGTCCGCATCCCATCTTCGTTGTAGCTGTTTTGTTCCTTGCCCTCGATCTTGTTGTTGGCCTTCGCGGGGCCAGTCAACTCAGGCTCTTGAGGGGACACAAGGCTGATCTCACGATACATGCCCGTGCCCACACGCTTCTCAAACTCAAGGCGCGTCAGGTACTGAACATGCGTCTTGCGCTCGGCGGTGTAGAAGCTGGTGGCGCTGTAGGGCAGGTAAACGTCGTCGATGGGGACGAAGATCGACATCGGGCGGTTGCGCTGCTCGTCCCAGACCATCTTCATGTACTGAGCGCCGCCCAGCGGGATCTGCGTCGTCAACTGCTCAAGCTCAGGCCTGAACTCAACCATCTGCTGGGTCAGCTGCCAGTTCATGAACTTTTGCTTGCGCTTTGCCTTCTCTAACTTGGCCTGCGTTACCTCGCCGGGGATAAATTCCTTAACGGGTCCGCTAGACGGAAAGATTTCCTTAATGACACGAGACGAAAAATCTACGCAGGCCTCGGTCAGCATGGGATGCACAACCTTAGATGCACCTTGGAAGTCAGCACCACCGGGGGCGTCGTCGCCCAATCCAGTGCGGCGCAGGCCTTCTTCATACTGCTTGTCGCGCAAGGACCGAGCTTCCTTGTCGCGCTCAATGAACTCCAGAAGCTGGCTGGAGATCGTCATCATATCCGAATTGGGCATATCTTCGGCGAGGTTCGCGTAGAACTCGGCGTTCTGGGCCTGATCGGGTTCATCGAGCGTAACGGTTGCGGAGCCGTCGTCATGCTCTTCAACGCCAGTGTCGGCATCGGGATCCATATCGACTTCGGTGCCGGTCTGGTCTTCGTTCATGTCAGGACCTTGTCAGGTTTGATAATGGTGAGTTGCCAAGAGCATACCCGACATTGGGGTTCTGCGCTATTGGCGAGGGGACAGGGCTGGCGTTGACGTTCGGCGAGGCGAGAGTGGCAAGGCCCGGCTGCATCGTCGGGACCGCAGCAGCAACGGACGGAGCCATTGGGGATGCGGTCGTGGCGTCAAACCCATAGGAGTCGCTAGGAGCTAGGCCGGGAGGCTGGGCAATGTTGCCAACAGCGCCAGCACCATCGGTGAACGCCATCGTCGGCTGGGCAGAGACCAGAGGTATAGTCGGGGCCGAGAGAGGCTGCACAAGGCCACCATCGGCGAAGTATTGGGTGGCGTCGAAGTAGCCCCCCTTGGCCGCCGCAGGTGTGCTGTAGAATTGCTGCTCAGCGCCAAACCCATACTTAGTTGGGTCGCCAGTGAGGCCAAGATACCTGCGCAGAGCCGCT